TTACGGTGTCCTTTATACGCTGGATAGAGTAATTTACGAAAGTTGCGGCTACTAGAAAAGAAAAGAATAAAATCATCGAAACATCCAAGATCACTTGCGATGTCATAGAGGTTTGATTCGATTGTCTCAATGACTTCGGAGAATCTGGAAGTGACGACGATAACGTCGTTTCCGAAATCAATTTCTGTCTCGCAGGCTGCACAGGCCTTGTAGACGATGTAGTCTGCATCAATTAGTAGTGTCATATTAGTGTACCTCTGCCCAATTCACACCAATTTTGCCTTCTGCTGCAATAGGACAGCGTATGTTGTAGAACTCTCCAGCAAGTGTAGCGGATAGTTCCAGTGCAAATTTAAGTTCATCGGCTTGAGGTGGGTGGCATTCATATTGCAATTCGTCGTGCACAAACGCTAGTTGCGAGGCGCACAAGTTTGTTTCTTTAACAGTGTCGTTAGCTATGACTAACCATTTCTTCGCCAAAGATGCGCTAGACCCTTGTAGTAGAAAGTTGAGTGCTTTATGCGGTGAGTCAACGTTAAGTCGTCTTCCATCAATCGCGTTAACATAGCCACGATCAGCCGCAGTTTGAACAGCAGCAAGTAAGTCAGCAAGACCCGGAATGGCTTCGATATAAGCCTTGCGAATCTCTTTGCCTTTTGCTTTAGCCTGTGAAGGGGGGAGTTGCTTGTCATAGCTTAATCCAATTTTAATGTCTCCAGCGCCGTAGAGGAAGGCGTAAGTAACTGTTTTGACGAGTTTCCTACTGATTCCAATTTTGTCTGCATTGGTTTGATGTATGTCGCCGGTGAGGAGAATGTGTGCATAACGACCCTCATCGTAGCGATGAAGATAATGGGAGAGCATACGAAGCTCAATACCAGCAAGGTCCGCACCCACCAATATTTGTCCGGGCGTGGCGGTAAATAGTTGTCTAAATCGTTCGTCACTTGGAGTCTGCGCAAGGTTTGGGTTTCGGTGGGCACAACGGCCCGTGTTAGTAGCTACACTACAATGATGGTGGATTCGTTTAGATCTCGTAACAAGCTTCAGCCAGGCGTTCTTCCCTTCGGAGAGCATCCCTAACATCTTCGTTATCTCCAGCATCCTCAAGAACGAGAGCGCCAGGTCGGTTCCAATATCCTTCAAAGATGTTTCGTCTACGATAGGCTTCCCAGTAGCTGTCAAAGCGGTCGGTTTCCAACCGCTGTGTGTCTTCAATATCCATGCTATGTGGTCCCGTGATGTGGGGTTAAACTCCTTCAGTCGTGTGAACTCGGCACCTGCGATGTAACCTTTGCTTTTGTTATCTCGCTTAGGAGTGAATCTCTGTCCTGGGACGAGAGGGTACCGCTTTCGTAGTAGTGAATCAATGTTTTCAAGTTCAGTTCGGAGAGCTGATGCAAGTTCCCATGCAGCTCGTTCATCAAAATACCATCCATGTTGTTCCTGTGCAGTTAATATAGTAGCTACTTGGTGCTCCATTTGGAGCCAGTCAGGTAGGGGAGGAAATGCTTCCATAATTTACGTGTTACAACAACGTCTTGTGCCATATAATCTTCCATCTCTTGACTCCATGCATCCCATGCTGTTTCGATCTCAGCCTTGTGTTCACCCAGGCGGTAACCGTAGGCTTTGAGACTGTGTGATCCGTACAGTTTAGCAGGCATGTCAAGCCATTTGCGTTTCTTATCAATGTCTAATAGATTAGCGTGATACACGTGAGACAGGATAAGAGTGTCAACTGCTTGACCTTTGAAGTCAAAGAATGGGTAGCATTTTTTAAGAGCCGGTAAATCGTAGTTAATAATGTTATGGCCAACCACATGTTCTGCTTCTTCAAGCATTGTGACAGCCCTTGTTATCGGTTCACCGGTTCCAACGTCGTTAAAAATTGAAGTCTGATCATTGTCTATATCGTAAATACAGACACAGTGAATAGAGCTTACATCTTTTAAAAGACCATTAGCCTCAACGTCAAATACTAGGTTCATTGAAAGTCTCTTGCTTTCGTACTTTCTTTAAAATTTTAAGTTCTTTTTTTATCTCTTGATACGCTTCTTCAGGGCCAATCTTTCCTCCTCGTTCCATGGCAATCAGGACTTCGCATCTAATTCCAAATAAATAAAGACTTTGCTCATAGGGATTCATCGGTGATTCCATACGTAAGTTTTATCTACAAATTGTGCCTTGTCAATCATCGCCTGTGTTGGAGGATTCGGGCGCTTTAATTGTGAGTAATCTAGCGATGGGTGCTCGTATTCATACCAAGGGTGTACCCAGGGTTTATAAGGGCTAGAGTCAGAAATCGGTTGACGGGTTGAAATGGGGTTCAGCTTCATTAGTCTCTGTAAATTGGCATGTGTTAAGGTTATATTTCAGGTGGCAAGCGATGCCAGTCTCGCCAGAGTATCGATTTTTAAGGACTCGCACAGTTGTATTAGCGTCAGCAGATCTGTCTTGTTGATCTCTTTCGAGTCCAATAACTCCGTCAGATAGCTGTGCAATTGCCGCGCTTCCGCGGAGCTGTCCAAGTGTGACGCGTGCTCCTTCCTCATGGCCTTGATCCGTTTGTGAACGTCGTAAATGTGAAACTAGAAATAATGCGATGCCAGTACGTTCAACAAGTGATCGTAGTTTGGTCATCGTGGTATCAATCATACGGCGCTCATCACCGTCGAGACCGCTAAGTAGAATAGAAAGGTGATCAAGGAAGATAACCTTACAGTCCAGGGCGCTACTGAGATACTCAATACGATTGTAGATAATGTCCGGCTCATAGCTGCCAAATCCGTCGTAGAGGAACAATTGCCATTTATCAAGAGTCCGCTGGAATGCGGTGTCAAGTTCATCGTGTTCATGTTCTCCAAGATGGTAGGCCTTATGTTCAGCCACCGACATCAATCCAAGTGCAGTTCGTCTATTTGATTCCTCAAGAGCCAGGTAACCGAGTCGCTCCCCGTTCTGCAGTAGTGAAGTAGCAATGTGCCTACAGAATGAGGACTTGCCAACACCGCTGCCCGCAGTGATTGTGATAAGTTCTCCATACCTAATACCGTGTAAGATCCGGTGTAGGCCTTGGAAGGGGTAGTCATGATTAGATGGAGGACTAGGTGTTGTTACTAGAGATCGTAATGTTTTACCATCGACAATCCCATCTGGTCGGTACTCTGTTGCATCCCAAATTGCTTTGCGGATTGCTTCAGTGTCATCAGCCATAAGTGCATCAGAAGCGTCCTTATACTTATCGTCCAACAGGGCGATGCTCACCTTTCCGGGTGGCAGAACACTAGCTGCTTCTTCAGCGGCCTTACGGCCAGGCTCGTCATTATCAAAGAATAAGACAACCTCTTCATATCCTTGTAACCAGTCCAGTGATTGCTGAATACTCTTGCGAGCTGAGGCAGCACCAGATGGCAGTGATACATGAGGCCAGTTCGGCATAGCTACAGCACAGCTGGCAGCATCAAGCTCACCCTCTGTAATAACTACGCGTCTTCCATTTGACGGGAAAAGATTCTGACCCCAGAGGGCGCCAGCAACTTTGCCTTCATACTTGAAAGTCTTGTCCTTTGATTTAACTTTACATCCAACGATACGTCCACTCTTGTCTGTGTAGTAGAAACGTAGAACATTACCATCGGTGTAAATCTTGTATTTAGTACATACGTCTTCAGATATTTTCCTTCGCTTGAGCCGCACGGGCTCGCCTTTAATAGTTACGTCATGTGTCATTTGTGGTGTGGATTCGACATCATGTTGATAGGTGTGACAAGAGAAACAGAAAGTATGTCCGTCTGAGTACAACGAATTGGCATCAGACGAACCACAGTTATCACATGGTATATGTCGTACAAACTCACTCTCTAATTCAGCCATTCGTTGGGGATAGATCGAAAATGTGTCCAGGGAAAACCATGCTTTTCAGCCCACTTCGCATATGTAGTACGTGAGCCCTTGTATATTTTATTGTAAGGAGCTTGGAATACAAAGCGAATATCAAGATCGGGATGTTGCTTTTTAACAGCAATCATCTTGCGTCTATCATCCGGGCTAAGGTGGCCCTTGGCTTCAAGCATAATACCTGATGGCAAAATGAAGTCGGGTGAGTAGTTGCAGCTTAATACATATGGTAGTTTAACACTTTCGTATTCATAACAAACTCCAGAGTCGGAGAGAAAGTCAGCGACCTTCTTCTCCAAACCAGAGCGGAAGTTAGTCATCGATTGCTTTTTCTACGATTTCTTCCACAATTTCGCCAACAGCTCGCCGCATTTCGTATTTGAAATCGTTGCGGTCAGCCTTGTAACGGGTGACAGTAATAGCAGGCAGATCGATGGTGAATACACCCTCGTAGAGTCCGAGTTCGGCATTCTTTGTTACGGTAAAATCAGAAGTCATCAGTCACATCCTCATCGTTGTTAGTCAGGCCAACAGCAGTGTCAGCTTTGAAACCATCGGTCTTACCAAACAGTTCAGCAACAGCGGAGTCACTCAGCTCAGCTTCACCACCAGCAGTGGTTCCACCAAGTTCGACAACCTGTACGCCAACGAGTTTAAGGCTAGTACCGTAGGTAACACCATCTTTGAGGATGTAGGGTTTTTGGAAGAAAGCAAGTTTGACCTTGGAACCACTATACAGCGGCACGTTTTCATCAACGATAGGAGTACCTTCAGCGTCAACCACGGGCGGGCGACGGTCATCCTTCCAGGAGAACTTAACTTTGTAGCTATTCTCTGCGACCTCCTCCCAGGGAGTAGGCTTCAGAGTAGAACGCTTGGGGTTCTTCAGTTTAGATTCGCACCACTTCAATACTTCGGTGCGATCTTCTTCAAGGTGCGACACCATATTGGCGTCCACAACAGCAGTCAGTGAGTAACCGAACTTACCGGGTTGCAGGATAGCTTGGAAGCCATCGAGCATCACAGGATCATCAGTTACAAAAGGGGCTTTAGACATTAGCAGAAAAAATAAGTAGA